CAGCCAAACGGAATGAGTGGAAATGGCGAAGCCGCAGGCCATGGTTCGTAGACCTCTATGCAGTTCTGCGGCATCTCGTTTAGGTAGAAAGCTTTTTCATTTCTCTATCCACCGCTCGCTTCGCCGTTTTCTCACTGGCATACAACCACTGCAACCGCTTGGGCTTTGCCTGATCGCCCGCCGTCACGGACTTTTCCTTTCCACTCTTATCTTCTCGGTAGTAGGCGATGATGCCGGTGTAATCCCCTTTAGTTTCCTCGGCCAAATCCTCCACCGTGTCCTCCGGCAACTTGCTCTCCAAATCCAGGCTCATCGTGTAGCCGTTGTCCGCGCTGAGGCTGTGCTGCACGTTGCCCCCGTACCAGATGATTTCATCAATCTCGGCCTTCACGCCCTGGAGCGTGTAGGTCAGCTCCGGGATCAGGTCCGGTCGACCGCGAGCAAGGGTGTAGCTCAGGGTGGCGCTGCCGCGTTGTAGGCGATTGAACTCGGCTCGAGCTGCACGCAGAGCGGACTGTTGATCGCTGTAGGTATGGCGCAGGTCCTTGAGGTTCTCGCCGCCGCCGGCAATCGCTTCCTGCTTCTTGGCACTGTTCACGTCGTAGTAATAAGCGCGCACACCGTCGTAGCTGTCGCGATCCGCGTTCAGGTACCGGTGCTGGTCGCCATCAGCGCGTGTCAGGGTGATATGGGGCAATGCCATGCCGCTGGCCGTCTTGCCACCGCCGGCCGGAATGCACAACAGACATCCCGCTTTGACGGTTGCCACTGCATCGAACTCTTCGCCTAGTCGACTGATTAGGTTGGCATCCGACTCATTGGCCTGGTCGAGCTGCAGGATGGGCAGGTTGCCCAAGGCTTCGGCAATCGTTGCCGTGAGTCCATTGCTGCTCGCAATAGCGCCCAGCACCTTGGCCAGGGTGGTGTTGCTCCAACTGCGTTCGCGCTTGGTCTTGAGCCCTTTGCGCAGGTCCGCCGATCGTGCGCGAATGCTGAGCACGTCAGGTGCACCGCTGTGTTCGGTTTCGTCGACGGTGTAGGTGCCTTTGTCGACCAGGCCGGTATCACTCCAGCCCAACCACAACCGCAGAACAGCGCCCTTGGGTGGAATGACCAGCAGGCCGTCGTGGTCGGAGAGTGTGATGCTGAGCTGGTCGGCCTCAATGCCTCGATTGTCGGTCAGCTCCAGGCTCATCAGCCGGGGACTGATCAACTGCGCGATGTCATTGCCGTCGACGGTCAGGCGGAACGCCGGTACCGGATAGGCGGCATCACGGCGAATCTGTTCCAGGGCGTTGGTCACGTAGCCCGTCACTCGGGAAATCGCGGCATCGATCACAGCAGCCCCCTCAGAATGTTCACCCCGGCGCCGGTGCTTGCGCCGATCAGATCTACACGACCATCGTCGACGCGCTTCAGGCTCAGGTTGAATTCGATTCGTCGCGCGGCACCGTTGGGAAAAAAGATCGTCCTGGTCTCTGTCAGGTTGTCGATCACCCAGAGTCCGCACAACCGGCCAGTGCCTTCGACCATCGGCCAGGCCTTGCCGGTGTCAGCCATCTGGCGCAACGCATCCAAGCTCAAAACGGTACCGGCCAACTCCGGAAAGATGATGCCGGGGAGGGTGACGGCATCTTCCCCCCTGCCGAGAAACTGACGGGCTGGGTTGGTGCCGATGCGGTTGCTGCCAGGGTGGCGCCATTCCGTCTGGCGCTGCATCTCCTGATAGGCAGCCGTGTGCAGGCTAAAAACGAACATGCCGAGGGCGAGCATCATGCGGGTTACTCCTGGTCGGATAGTTGGCTGCGCTGGCGGGCGGACTTTTCCCGATCGATACGGGTCAGCTCGGCACGCACGGCGCGGGCAACCGCCTGGGCATCCATGCCCGGGGTGGGGTGAATGTTGATTTCGTAGTGGTCGTGGCTGTCGTAGGTCGAGGCAGTCGGTGGTGCAACGGGCGCTCGGTTGTCGATCGCAACGTTGGGAGTTGCCGCTGTGCCCATGGCCATGACAGGGGCCGCAATGCTGCCCAGTGCGATGGCGCCGGCTGCTGTGAACTGTTTGCCGAGGGTCGCTAACGACGCCAGAACGCCAGAGTCGGTGCCACTGGTTTCGCGTGCGGCCGTTTGCGCAGCGGCTTGAGCAGCTCTGACAGGCTGAGCCACACCGGCAGCTTCGACCGGTGTGCGTTTCTCCCCGGTTGGAGATGGGCCGGCGATCGCGTTCATCACGAATGAACCAGCGCTCGTGAGTTGCTTGCTGATTTGCGCGACGGCATCGAGCGGTCCTTGTTCACCGGATTGCAGCCCCTGCGTCAGGCCCGCCATGGTGAATCCACCCAGTTCGGCAAAGACCCGCGATGGGCTGTGGATGCCGAGTTTTTCCTTGAACCAGTCGATGGTCGAACCGCCGATCGAGGTGATGGCCTCCTTGATCTGTCCGGCGCCGGCCATCAATCCGTTGACCAGACCATTGACGATCATGTTGCCGAACTCGGTGAAGCGCGTCGGCAGATCCACACCCAAGTAGCTCAGCACTCCAGCAAAGGCTTGGTAGATCAACCCAATCGGACTGAAGTTGGCCAGTGTGGTGAGAATGCCGCCGATGCCGCCGCTGAAGCCGGCCTTGATCTCAGTCCAGGCATTGGCGAAGTACAGCTTCACCTGATCCCAGTTCTGATAGATGAGGTAGCCGGTTCCGGCCAGTGTCGCCACGACGGCAGCGATGGCCAGCGCCACAGGATTGGCTGCCAGTCCCCACAGGGCGATGCTGACGGCGCGGATAGCAGTTACCAGTCCACCGCTGAAAGCCACGGCCAACACTCTCAGCAGGCCCAGCAGCGTGGGGATTTTCAGCCCCATCATGGACAGTGCGAAACGCACCGCGAGGAAAGGGCCAAGGACACCGGCAATACCAAGTGCGGCGACACCGAAGCCAGCGGAAAGGGCTGCAATCCCAGCCGCGACTTTCAACAGGCTCGAAACGAGCGTGGGGTTTTGAGTGGCCCAGGTGTTCACCCGCTCAATGATGCGGTTGAAGCCGTCGACCAGTTCGATGATCGTCGGTCGCAGCGTTTCGCCCAAGGCGCTGCTGAGGTTGAACAGACGGTTTTGGCTCATCTGCCAGCGAGCGGACAGCTGCTCGCCTTTGATGTCGCCCTCGCGCTGCATCGACCCGCCGCTCTTGGTGCTGTTTACCAGTTCCAGTTGGCGCCGGTACTCGCCGATGTTGGCGGCGAGCTTTGCGGCGTCGTCGCCGTATTCCTTGCCGAACAGCTGCGTCATAACGCCAAGTTGATCGGCCTTGGGTAACTTGCTTACCGCATCCAGCACTTTCTGGATGGTACCGGTCGCATCCTTGGCCATGCCCGCTTGCACGGCTTTGGCCTCAAGCCCAACTGCCGCCAGTCCTTGTTGAAACCGCTTCGGTTGCTGCGTCGCAATCGCCAGTTCACGGATCATGGCGTTGGTGGCCGTGCCCGCGACTTCCGCCGACGCACCCAAGGTCAAGAAGGTGGAGCCCAGCGCCGCAGCATCCTTGAACGACATGCCCACCGAGGCCGTGATGCCGGCGGTGCGCTGCATCACTTCAATGATGTCGGACCCTTTGGACATGGCGTTGTCGTCAAGGAAGTTGATGGCGTCACCGAGCTGGCTGACGTTCTTGATCGGCAGTTTGTAGAGCTGGGCGATACGCGCCAGGCTCTCACCGACCTGATCAGCGGGTATCTCGAAAGCCGTGGCAGCAGTCGCCGCGACGCGGGCGAACTCGAGCAAGTTATCTTTGCCCTGAATGCCCATCCGCGCACCGCCCTCCACGAGTGCAGCGATGTCGGTGGTGGCCATGGGAATGCTTTCGCCCATCTTTTTGATGGCTGCGCCCATGTCGTAGTAGGTCTGGGTGAGTTTTCCGTTGTCGTCCCGGGCACCGTCGACTTGCTTGGCTACACCGGCCATGGCGTCTTCGAAGCTCGAATAGTTTTTCACCATCGCCAGAATTGGCAGCCCAGCAGCCGCTCCGGTGGCGACAGCACTGGCGCCCGCCGTTGCGGTGACGCCCACCATCTCTCGATTCTTGGCGAAGTTGCTGCGCATTTTTGCTGCCTGCGCTTGCCGTGCATTCAAGGCTGCCATGCGCTTGCCCTGAGTGCTGATGCTGGCGTTGGTGGCGTCGATCTGCTCGCGCAGCTGGCGCTCATGACCGTTCAGGGCTTTGGTGCTGATACCAGCGTCATGTAGTCGGCTGCGCAAGCCCTGGAGTTTTTCGCTCTGTTGCTGATGGACTTGTTTCAGCGCCTGGGCGTCACGTACCGCCGCGCGGAATTCCTTGGCCATCGCTTTGGTCGGTACGCCAGTGCTCGCGAATTGCTGACTGAGCCCTTTGACCTTGGCTTGTGCGGCCGCCATTGCTTGGCCGGTCTCTTCAGCGGCTGCCCGCTGGGAGCGCCAAGCGCTGATGTCATTCTGTTGGGTGTTGAGTTCTTTCAGACGGTCACGGGCGCTCTTCAGCGCCCGGGCCGTTTCGAGGCTGCCCTGGCTGATTTGCCGCAGCGGCGCGGAGGCCTTATCGATGGCATTGAGCAATACCTGAAGTCGTAGATCATTGGCCATCGGCGCTACTCCTAACCCGCGCCCTCTCGCGCCAGTCCATCAGTTCCTGCAGGCCCAGCCGATCCATGTCGGCTGGCGCCCAGTGAAAGACCACGGCCAGATCGGCCATGGCGTCCTCTACGCAACGAGGGATGCATCCGTCTTCGCCTGCTTCTGCAGCAAAAAACCAACGACCTTGCCGCCGATGGCCAGCAGATCGGCAGGGTCCATGCCGGCAGCTTCGGGGGCGGTGATACCTGGTGAGCTGATGCGTGGGATGACCTTGATCAGGCTGGCCACGTCGAGGTTCAGCAACTCGGCCAGGTGAATGCCACGCAACTCACCCGCGCAGGGTTTGCGCAGGGTGACGGTTTCGATCAGCTGCTTGCCGCGTTGGATTGGGGTATCGAGCTGAACGGTGTTCTCTTCCGGCGCGGTAACAACGGAATCAGTGGTTTCAGGTGTGGACATGGTTTTCTCCAGGAGGTGGGGTGCGCCCTCGATCGAGGGCCATTCGAATTAGATGCCCAGCGCTTTTCGCTGGCCTTCGAGCATGTCGACGCCGTCGACCATCTCGACGAAGTTGAGCAGGTCGATCTCGATGATGACTTCACCGTCGACGATCAGTTTGTAGTAGCTGCAGGTGGTGGTCATGGCGTGCTCGGTGTCTTCACCCGGCTGGGCATCGCCCATTTCGATGGTTTCATGGCGGCCACGCACCACGATTTCGACGGCGCTCATTTCCTCGGTATCGTCTTGTTGGAAGAAGCCGGTGAATCGCAGCAACACGCCGGACGCCTTGATGGTGGCGAACTGGCGCAGCGAGATCAGATCCAGTCCGCCGGTTTTCCATTCCAGCTGAATACCGTCGTCGGAGAATCCCAAATCCGCCTTGACCGGGCCATTCATACCGCCACCGCGATAGGCCTCCATCTTGCGACCGAGGGCAGGCAAGGTGACGGACTTGGCGACGGCCAGGTAGCTACTGCCGTCGTTGAAAAGGTTCATGTTCTTGAGTTTGCGGGGCAGGGCCATGGCGGTGTTCTCCGGTCGGCAGGCGCAGGGTTTCCTCCCCGTGAGGGGAGGCCCGGGTTAGCTGTTGAGGCGGCTGGCAAAGTCGACCAGGTAACGGTCGGTGATGCGCTGACGCAGGGTGAGGTCTTCCAGTGGCGGCACGGGGGTGTAGTCGTAGTCGATGTACAACTTGCCGGCCTTGAGCGTGGTTTCGTCGTTGATGTCGTCGGGGAACCAGGCGCTGCCGCCGATCAGGTAGCCGCCGGCAATCATTTCGCGGAACTTGTCGTTGATGCTTTCGAGCATGTCGCGCACCAGCGACGGGTGCAGGGGTTTGTCGATCGCCCACATCTGCGCGTTGGCCATGGTGTCGGCCAGCACCTGGGCGGTGCGGGTGTAGTTCTCGAAGGCAAACAACGGATCGTCGCTGCAGGTGCGACTGCCCCAGAAGCGATAGCCGCCCTCGTTGATCAGAGTGGTGACTTCGTTGCCGTTGAGGTAGTTGGCATCGGTGGCGGGGTTCTGCAGATCCCAGAACACGTCAGCGCTGATGCCCGTGACGCCATTGACGGCGACGTTGGACAGGGTTTTGTGCCAGCCCACCTCCTGGTCGATCTTGGCACGCAGGCCCAGCGCACGCGCCACGGCCGGAGCGGTGACGGTGGCGTTGGTGACGGTGTTCCAGTTCTGGAAGTCCGGCCAGATGACCATGACTTCGCGGGCGCCGAAGTTCTCGCGGTAGGCGGTCGCTTCTTCCTT